GGAGGGATATCAAGATTTCAAATAACAACAGATGGACCTATTACAATTGATTCTTCTAGATATTTGGCGGATCCTTTTAATATTTTAACTCCAGAGAAATTATGATGACCAAGGAAATTAAAAATGCCTATAGAAAATAAAATTTATTATGATTCAGAAAATTTTGTATTACAAATGTATGAAGATGGTCAATATAAAGCGATTGGCGCGATTAATCCTGGCGCGTCTGGAGTAGAAGCAGTTGATGGGATCTTTCAGGCAGTTTATGATTCAACATTTGATTTAGAACAAAGTCCATTTACGCCTATGATTAATTTTCTTACTTCTGATTCTGACGGTAATACTATTACCTGGAATCCTGTTGCGCCAAAAGTAAAAACTCACGGATCACTTGGAATGCCAATTGTTTCTAGGGTTAGTGGGTCTACTCCAAGTTTTACAGTAGTTCCATCTGGGTTGAATTTTTCAACTGATTTACAAAAAATTAAAATGGAAACGGCTGAGAACTATATAACGTTTCGAGGAACAGTTAACGTGCCTGATGGCCGTGGATACACTCTTCCTAGATTTTCAAATTTTATTGGGGTTGAGGGTGATAGTTTTAATGGCGGATTCGACTCATTTTCAGATGTATCATCGTTTGATTTAACAATAAGATATGATCTTCGTGGATTAATGGTAGATGAAGTCAATCCGCCAAAAGCTTTAGAACTTTTATCACTTGGTCTTCCGAAGGTTAATAAGATATTTTCGACATCAGCTACATCACCTTTTGACACAAACCCAGATGGTCATACATTAAATGCTGATGGTTCAAAGTTGTTTGTGGCTGGTAACACGAACAACTCTATAAGAAGATATTCGTTAACCAAACCATTTGATTTTTCAACTATAGGCACAACACATGATCAAGAATATGTTATTGATGTTCAATTAGGAGTATCAGCCGGACATACCGTATCAAGTAGAAATTTGTCTGGCATAGATATTAATGATAGCGATAATACTATATATGTAAGTAATGCAAATCGCAGTACGATATATCAATATGAGCTTTCTACACCTAATGATCTGACAACTTTAGAATATAAATCACCATACTTTGAGCATGATCAAATTGTAACTTCTGTTCAAAATGCTATGTTTAATATGCGGCAAGATGGGGTAACTTCAACTGGATATGAAAATACATACGCAGGTAGGTGGCCACCTTGGCGATATCCTCGGCCTGCTGGATGGAGAACTGCATACGGAGCATCCCCATGGGATGTCACATATTCCAATTTTTTTAGTAATGATGGAACAAAATATTTTATTCTTTATTATAATAAAATTGTGGAATACACACTCGAAATACCTTATGTTTTATATTCTGGGAAAAGAACTGGTGATACAGGTTTAGGTTATTATTTTCAAAAGACAAGAAGTAATTGGCATTCATATACTAGAAATCCATATCCGCTGTACCTCCGAGCCGGCTATATAGAATCATATACTAGAATTAACCCTTACACTGGAAGGGTATGGTATTATCAGTATAGAGAATGTTTTTATCATACAGGGTTTCCTCAGGGATTTAAATTTTCAAATGATGGCACAAAGTTGTGGGTAATCTATGGCAGATTTTACAATTATGGGCGCATTTATCAATACGATTTAGCTAGTGCATATGATATTAGCTCTCTGGCTGGTAGAGATTCGTATATTGATCATGAAATAGGAGAGATGACTAATAGTTCGTTAAATGTTACGCATTCAAAAAGAAGAAGCGCTTGGGACATTGCAGTCAGTAATGATGGACTTAAATTTTATATCCTAGACAATCTTACTTTAAAAGTATATCAATATGCTTCAAGCCAAAGTAACGATATAAGCGGCCTGCCAACAGACGCCGGAAGGTTAAAACTCTGGGCAAGTCTTTATGACGCTACATTAGACTTTTCTGGAGTTGCTAATGATATTGAATGTAAACACCTTACGTTTAACGCTAGTGGAAGTAAGTTGTATATTTCAAATAAAGAAAATATCTACGAATATTCTATGGCGACAAATTTTGAAATATCAACAGCAACATTAACAAATACGTTCTCAAATATTACAGTCAGTCAAAATAATATTGCTAGCGGCTTTTCGCTCAGTAGTGATAACACTCAGCTTTATTATTCAGAAAACAAGATAGTTAAAAGAAAACTTTTAAACGTTGCGGGTGATAGCGCTGATATAAATGGAGCATACGAAGATTCAAGTTTGACAATACCATTTCTTGCTGTTGGCACGTATGGTTCTAATTCGCCATCGGATATTAGAATAGAAAACAAGGGTAAATCGTTTTATATTTCAGAAACAGCCGGAACAGATACAATACAGAAATTTATTTTATCAGATTCCAATGAAATAGAATCAGCCGTGCTTAATGGAACTTTCAATCCTTCAGTATCAGCACTAACTGGATTTGCATTAAATGATAGTGAAAATAAATTGTATACAATTGATAATAAAGGCCCAGGAAAGGCCACCATTGCATCATATGATATCGATGCAACTTTTGCTAGTTCAACAGCTACTGGTGAGATATATGCTGCAGTTGGTGACTGGGATTATAACGCTCAAAGTATATCATGGAATAATGATGGAACAGAGTTTTATATTTTAGGCAGATCTACAAATGGGGCATCTAAGTACGGATTTGATGTGTTTAAAACTAAGCGTAAAAACAATGTAAGTCCTATTTAAAATTATATAAATAGAATAAAGATTATTATAAATTCGGGGCATCAGTATGGCATCACCTACAACAAGACAGCAACTAGAAGAATATTGTTTACGTAAATTAGGCGCGCCTGTAATTGATATTAATGTTGCTGATGAGCAGTTAGATGACAGGATAGATGAAGCCCTTGAAGTATATCAAGAATATCATTCTGACGCTACCGTTAAAACATACTTCAAACATTTAGTTACTGCAACAGATGTCACAAATAAATATATTCCTGTTTCGGATAATGTCTTATTCGTAACACACTTGTTTCCTATTAGACATGGCTCTTCAAGTGGAGCCGGAATGTTCGATATAAAATATCAAATGATGCTGAATGATATGGTTAACCTGAATAATTTTAGCGGTGGTTTAGACTATTTTGTACAAATGAATCAATATTTAGATCTTATTAATATGACGCTTAATGGAACTCCCCAGGTGTCATACCAACGTAGACAGAATAGATTGCATATTTTTGGAGACTTTGGCGATAAAGATATTAAAGCTGGCGATTATCTTGTAGCTGAATGCTATGCGATAGTTGATCCGTCGACAACATCCGGAAATAAATCTATTTTTAATGATATGTGGTTAAAAATGTATGCTACAGCTTTGATTAAAAGGCAATGGGGGTCAAACCTTATGAAGTTTGAAGGAATGACTCTACCGGGTGGGGTGATGCTAAATGGTCGCCAAATATTTGATGATGCTAATATTGAAATTCAGCAATTAGAAGAAAAACTTAGATTAGAGTTTGAATTACCGATTGATTTTTATATAGGATAATTTATGGCAAAGAATTTATATTTTGCCGATAAATCGGTAAATGAGCAAAACTTATATGAAGATATTATCATAGAATCATTAAAGATTTATGGTCAAGACGTATATTATATGCCTAGAGAGATTGTCAATGAAGATAAGATCTTTGGTGAAGATGTTCCCTCTAGGTTTTCGACATCTTACAAAATTGAGATGTATATCGAGAATCAACAGGGCTTTGACGGAGAGGGCGACCTTTTCTCAAAGTTTGGTGTTGAGATTAGAGATGCTGCCACGTTTATAGTATCACGGCGAAGATGGAGACACATGGTTGGTCAGAATAGTAATACTGTTACTGAAGAACGACCAAGAGAAGGTGACATAATTTACTTACCACTTTCAAATTCTATGTTTGAAATTATGCATGTTGAGCATGAATTACCTTTTTATCAGTTAAGTAATGTTCCTACATATTCACTGCGATGTGAGTTATTTCGTTATTCAAGTGAAGACTTTGATACTGGAATTGCTGCAATTGACGGTATTGAGGCTGATGGTTATAATATTACGCTTAATCTTGACTCTGGATTTGATTCAGGTGGCGAGGAAGGTGTTCTAGACTTCTTTGTCGGAGAAACAATATATCAACTTGACTCAAGTATCCTTTCAGTTGGTGGTAACTTTACAAAAATCACCGGTGAAGTTGTTGCTTATAATGCAGTTACGTGTATGCTCGAGCTTGCACATATTGGTACTGATAGCGATATTGCTTCCGGACAAGGTAACGCATCTGGACTCATTGGCTTTACACAAAATAAAATAATTGTAAACGATAGGGCAAATGACGCGCTTCTCTTCCCAAATTATGCATTCTATGGTAGAGATATTGATTCAGATAAAGCTATTGATCCTAGACGAAGATTAATTTTGTCGATTATAGAATCTGATGGATATGTGTCGGGTCAAAATAACATATTTGATGCCAATGACTCAGGCGGTTTTACTGGTTTTGTGGACTTCTTAGACTTCTCTGAAGGTAACCCATTTGGCGATGCAGAGGACATATAATGTTTCAATATTTTTATCACGAACGAATTAGAAAATCAGTAGCCACGTTTGGAACATTATTTAATAATATTTATGTTCAGCGAAAAGGCCAGCGTAATACTATAGCCGATCAAGTTAAAGTGCCCTTAGCTTATGCTCCTAGGGAAAAATATCTTGAACGGATTAGAGAAAACCCATCGCTAGTAGATAACACAAAAGTATCGCTTAAACTACCGCGTTTATCTTTTGAAATTACTTCTTTGTCATATGATACTGAGCGAAGTTTACCAAGATCTAATAATTATAATAAAGCGTACGGTACAAGTGCTACACAAGCCACTAAAATATATTCACCTGCGCCTTATACAATATTCTTCCAATTGAATGCGTATGCTAAGTTACAAGATGATGCACTACAAATTGTTGAGCAGATTCTTCCATATTTCAATCCGCATTATAATTTAACTTTAAAACCATTTGAATTACATCCGGATGTCAAAGAAGATGTTGCTATAACTCTTCAATCAGTCTCATTCCAAGATGATTTTGAGGGAGCGTTAGAGCAAAGACGAACTATTATATACACATTAGATTTTGGAATGAAAGTTAATTTTCATGGTCCGTTTAGATCTGGTAACATTATTAATAAAGCTATTACCGATATATATTTTGATAAATCTAACTATTTAGCCGGTGATTCAGATGGTTTAGTAGTTAAATCTACAGTACAGCCGAATCCATTAAACGCCACACCATTTAGCGATTTTGGATTCACAACAACCACCGACTATTATGAGGATTCAGCATAATGTTTACATTTAAACAATTTAATAATCAATTAGACGAAGCCATTGATATAAATTCAGAATCATTTGTTGGAGCACTAAAGGGTGCTTTGATGGGACCACACGGACCTAATCATAATCCAAATAAAACTAAGAAAACACGTGAAGTAGAACCCGATAGAGTAACACTATCCCCAGAAGCCATTGCAGCACGCAATGCTGAGCAAAGAGCCGCTACATCAAGTCCTTCCGGACCAGCTTCTCAGTTTGCTGGAACAAAAAGAGTTAGATAAATGAGTGATTGGAAAAAGTCAGATAATTTACCAGAAGATGATTTTGATTATTCTCGTAGAACTTATTACGATTTAATCGAAAAAGGTAATGCTGCACTCGAAGATATGATTGAAGTAGCTAGAGCTCTGGAACATCCAAGGGCCTTCGAAGTTGTATCTGGAATGATTAAAAATGTTTCTGATGTAAATGATAGACTTATGGATTTGCATAAGAAAAAGAAAGAATTTGAGAAAAAGGATATTCTTCAAGTCAGTGCGCCTGAAGGAACTACAAACAATTTATTTGTTGGCTCAACAGTAGATTTACAAAGAATGTTGCAAGACATGAATAAGCCGGCTCAGGATGATAACGTAATTGATATTACAGATAGATTAGACGATGGAAAAGAATGATTCTTATTTAGGCAATCCAAGTGTTAAACGTGATGGCGTTGTTACTAATTGGACAAATGATGAAGTTAAAGAATATGCTAAATGCATGCAAGATCCTGCGTACTTTGCTAGAAGATATTGCAAAGTAATTCATCTTGATAGAGGTTTAGTACCATTTGATCTATATCCTTATCAAGAAAAAATGTTTAATCAATTTAATACAAATAGATTTAATATTGTCTTGGCTTGCCGGCAATCAGGTAAATCTATTTCGTCTGTAGCATATCTGCTTTGGTTTGCTTTATTTAATACCGAAAAAGTTATTGCTGTAATGGCAAACAAAGGTGCGACAGCCCGGGAAATGCTTGGAAGAGTAACTCTAATGCTTGAGAACTTACCATTCTTTTTACAACCCGGATGCAAAGCTCTTAATAAAGGTTCTATTGAATTTAGTAATAATTCAAGAATTGTTGCGGCAGCGACATCCGGATCATCTATTCGTGGTATGTCTGTTAACTTACTTTATCTTGACGAGTTTGCATTTGTTGAAAGAGCTGCTGAGTTCTATACCTCAACATATCCTGTTGTGTCATCTGGTAAAGATACAAAGGTTATTATTACTTCAACAGCTAATGGCTTAGGTAATGTTTTTCACAAAATCTGGGAAGGTGCGATACAAGAAACCAATGAATTTATTCCATTTAGAGTCGACTGGTGGGACGTTCCAGGAAGAGACGAAGAATGGAAAAAAGCTACAGTAGCTAATACTTCGCCTGTACAATTTGATCAAGAATTTGGAAATACCTTCTTTGGCACAGGCGACACGCTTATTAATGCTAATACACTTCTTGAATTAAGAAGACACGATCCGCTAAGAATTACAAATGATAGCGTAAAAGTTTACACTGATCCAATAAAAGATCACAACTATGTCATGATGGTTGACGTTGCAAAAGGAAGAGGACAGGACTATAGTACTTTTAGTGTAATCGATATTAGCGCGGAGCCATTCAAGCAGGTTGCTGTGTATCGCAATAATCTTATCTCTCCTCTCCTCTTCCCTAATATTATATATAAGTATGCGAATTCCTACAATCAGGCGATGGTTGTAATAGAATCAAATGATGCTGGGATGGTAGTATGTAATGGACTATATCATGATTTAGAATATGAAAATATGTTTGTTGAATCAGCTATTAAAGCAGATGCGCTTGGTATTCTTATGACTCGTAAAGTGAAACGAATTGGATGTTCTTCATTTAAAGATTTATTAGAAAATAACAAACTTGAAATTGTAGATGAAGATACTATCATAGAAATTTCTACATTTACTGCAAGAGGTCAGTCGTATGAAGCATCAGACGGAAATCATGACGACATTGTTATGAATTTAGTTCTGTTTGGATATTTTGCCGGTACTAGTGCATTTGGTGAATTAACTGATATTAACATACGAGATCTTATGTTTCAACAGAGAATGAAAGAAATCGAAGATGATGTTTTAGATTGGGGATTTGTTGACGACGGATTAGGATCTGTACCTACAGCAGCTCCGGTTGATACTCCTTGGGCTCTTGATCCAAATGATCGAGGCGTTCAAATTCAAGAATGGGGTCGAGAAAATTGGTAAATTTCTAAAATCAAATGTATATAAATATAACTAATTGAACATAACCGTATTATGAAACTTATAATTTCTATTAGATTGGAAAAGGAAACGACATGGCAATATATGCACCATCAGAGTCTCCGGCAGTAGTTACAAGAGAAATTGACTTAACAAACGGCGTACCCAATGTACCTACCCC